CCCCCCGCCAGTTTGTTGAAAATCGCCGATACGATCCTGCATATCTTTCATTTTGTCAGCAAATGATTCCATGCTAATGCCGGCAGTTTCAGCACCTTTTGAATAGTATTGAAATTCTTTGAGACTTGAATTTGAAAGCTGAGAAAACTTTTTAATTTCATTTCCCATATTGATAGTCTGGTTTGCAAAAGCAATCATCCCACCTACTGAAACTCCAGCAACGGCGGCACCAAATGCCGTAGCAGCAACACTGGCAATACTAAAACTGTCTGCAATATTATTACTAGAATTACGTGCTTGGCGTTCTGCGTGCGTCATTGGGCCAGTGAAATTACCAATTTTTGCGACTAAATCTAGGGTTAATCGACCCAATGATGCTGCTGCCATATCTTTTCCTCAGGCAATAAAAAACCTCGCTAATGCGAGGTTTAAGTTGATGGTTTTGCTGACCGTTAATTCACACAATTTTTAAAACTAACTGCTAGATTATTAATTGTTTCTATCGCTGCCGGAGCTCTAGCGCCAGCCCATGTGCCAACTGGTCTAAATCCATCATTAGATGAACTTCCAGTACTTTGTTGTGCGGCTTGAATATTTTGAAATTGCAGCTGAACATGATTATTACTTAGTGAAACTTTGGCATCATACTTTATGAAATCGACAATAAGTCCGCCTTGCTGCGGTCTTGTTTTTTTATTTCCAGTAGCAATAAAGGTGTTACTTTGCTCATCAATAAGCTTAAAGACGTCCCCACCATTAATTTGCTGCTTATTATTTTGTTGATAGTATCTTCCTGTATATGCACCAACAAAACTTCCAGAACTGTCCTTAAGCGTAACCCCATCATTCGTAAATGTTGATGCCGCGCAAATCTTTAGATTGCTGAAAGTTACATTTTTTGAAGGTATAAATGAGTGGTCTACTTTATCAATATATGTGGACTGCCCCATTCCGGATGGGATTGTCTTTACATTACTGGGCAGTTGAATTGGTGCGGAGGAGCAACCCACTAAAATACCAACCCCCAAAAATAAAATTAATTTTTTCATATCTCATTACCTAAATTTATAATTTAGAACAAGATACTAATTTACTGCACAAAAAGAAACCTCCCGAAGAAGGTTTGCTTTGCAATCTATTTAAGGTTGTTGTTTTTGATTTTTACCACCAACAAGAACATCAACCAACTCATCAACCTTTGTATCAGTGCTGCGCCATTTATTTAAAGCAAAACCACCATTACCCTTCAATCTAAATTCAGCCTCAGAAACAATTCTTTCTTCTTTCATTAAGGTGAATTTTGCATAACTCATGTAGGTCACAAAATCCCATGTGCGTAATGCCGTATAGTTCATTGTGGTTTCGCATAACGCAGGTTTTGAGTTCTCAGGATAGACACGAGCATTAATGTTGTATCTTGCAAAACTGCGTACAATTGAGTCATTAAATCCAGCAATAATAACTTTAGGATTATTGATCACACATATTTGTTTAACGGCCTGTGGCTGAAATCCTTCGTTATTTTTAACCTGAATAGATGTGCATCCAGTAATTGAAATCCCTAAAATCCCAATAGCTAATAATTGTTTCATATTACCCCCTTATAAATTAAGAAGATAAGATACTTTATTTTTTTAATAAAAAGAAACCGACCTAAGTCGATTCCCCTCCAAAAGTCTGCATCATGTATTCTTCGAGTGACATTTCTTGAGGTTGATCTTCATGGGGCATAAATGACAAGGCTTTTACATCCTTAACACCTTTAGATCCAAGATAAGTTGCCATCAGATTACCAAAGCCCTGTTCAATACGCCGACCAACAAAAAGAGAGCCCCGCTTTTGACGAAAGGCCCTCCAGGTTAAATACTCTTGTCGAGTTATTCTTCGCTTGGCTTCGGCAATTGTTCTTCCTCCAATTCCGTTGATGACGAGTTCACACCATCCTTCTTCTTCTTCGCTGAGATCCAGTTCTTTCCCGAGAAGTCGATAACCTCGTCAGCAATATCATACATGGCATTTAAAATTTCAGTTGAAACTGTGCCGGTATCGGTGATTTTAGGAAAGAATCGCTTTTCTTCATCTTCATAAACCGTTTGATATACCAGCGCCTTGCGAAGTTGATCAAGCGTAATGTCCTGCTTGTTTTTCACCTTAAAAATATCAGTCGCATTTACAATATCATCATGCGAAATGATTTTAATAAGAACGTTACCCTCAAATTCCTGACCAGATGAATCCCGGAATTTAATCGTCTTCTCAACAAAAGAACCCACCCCAACCGCAGTTCGAGCTGCCTCTAAAGTAAATTTAGCCATTATGGAGTCACCGGTGTTGGATCACGAAAAATTGTAGTTACACCTGATGTACGAACAAGTGTGAATGAATAAGTCACTAATGAATCTTGAGCAAGATCATCAGGTGCGACCGGATTTAAGTAACCTTCAAAGGTCCACCAGATACGATCACCCGGTAAATCAATGGTATCAGTTGCTGTATCATATTCAGGTGGGGTTTCAGCGTGGCTTGAGCCAACATACCACTCTACTTTTTCACCAGAATCTGCTAACTGAATTAATTTAAGATGACTTGCGTTTTCGTCATCAAGTTGAATAGCTATAGAACCTTCACCCGGATCACGTAGACCGCGCTCATAATCTTTAGTGTCTGAGTCCATACAAGTTGCTTCAATTTTTCCAAAAGAATCCTGACCAAATCCAAAGCCTGAATAACAACTAAAACGGACAGCTTCCTTATTTACTACCGCATAAATATGCGTTTTCTGTGTTTTAACACGTGCCATGAGTAGCTACTCCTCAATTTTTAGGCATAGAAAAGCACCCGGTTGGGTGCTATGTGGAAATTTTGTTTATCTATCTACAAACCAATTGCTATCAAAACCAGTGCGATAAAGCTTTGTGACTGGTTCACGTTCATTGCCGCGTAGATCTATCACAGTACACGAGTTATCAAGCTCTAAAGCTTTTCGTACTGCTTCGCGAATAGTTCGCAACTGCATAGGATCTGTGGTGTAAATATCAATTTGAATTGTTAGATGGTCTGTATTTGCCGGGCAATCAATATGGTTCTGCGGAATCCCTGAAATATCTTGCCAAACTAGATAAGGCTTAACTGGCGCATCAGGTGTCAAACCAAATTCATAAGCTCTAAGAATATTATTTGATTTCAAGAATGACTTAACTTCATCATTAGCATTGAGCAATTTAAAAATAGGTGCTGTCATACTGCCCCGCTTAATGCTTTTGTAATTTCAGCATCAAATACCTGAACAAATTTTGAAGTAACCTTCTCGATGTTTCGAGAAAGTGCCAATCGCATAAATGGAAATGCTTGAATAAGTGACGTGCCAAATTCAATAAAACGCCAGTAGGTTGTGTTCCCGCCTGACAGACTAGATAAAGCTTCACGATTGGAGTTCTTATTCATTGCTGCCCCACCACGTATACCGACTCTCATCACGATCTCATTCGAATTTCGGCTTTTTCCACCTTGTGTCACGATATTTTTATGAATCATTTCACGTGTTTCAGGATCATCAATCGCTTTGGCATTTGCACGTGCAGCATCACGGACAATATTCATTGCTTGCCGACCTGCTTTACGTGCAATTTGCTTAGCTTTTTTAGGATTTGAAAGCTGATCAAGTTTACGTTTTAACTGGTCCAGACCTTCAATATTTAGTTCGACCGCCATTCCGCTTCACCTTCAGCAAGATTCAAAGTAAGCCATTCAAGGCCACTTTCATTATCTGGAATCGGATCACCGTCAATCTTCCAGTACTTGCCACGGAACAACACACGCATGGTTGAATTGATTTGAGCCGCTTTAATGCTGTATCGAATCTTACAACGCGCTGTCATGCTTGAATTAATGGCTTGAGCTTGAAGTTGATCTCGTGTTGATAAAGCTTCGAGTTTCCCCCAGACCTTGGTGAATTCAGTCCAGATGATAGGAACATGGCCTGTTACCTGATCTTGATCCCCTTCAACTTCGTGCTCGATGGTGATTCGATGGGGTAATTTGCCTGATTGCATAAATCACCTATATAGCTGTTGGTGTGCGATATGGATAAAGCAAAGCGCGAACTGGTGCTGGCAAATAATTGTCAGTAATGGGTGAATCTTTGCTTGGCTCCCGATCGGTATCAAACATACCCACCATAAGTAAAACTGCATGCTTTACGACATCGGGATAAACATTGTTTTCAAACGTATCTGTCACATAATTTAAAACCGCATTTTCAGCGGCTTTAATATACATTTCTAACATTGGATCGTTGTCCTCAGTGTCATATCGCAGATGCTCACGCACTTGATCAATAGTGACTATGCTCATGACTCACCCCATTTCTTTTGCACCAATTTAAAGTTTTCATGATCAAACTCACCTAAATGAGCTTTTTCAACATGCCAAAGTGAGCCATTTTTAGTGACAAACTGCCCGATTTCATATTGATTTTCAGACTTAAAAACGCCTTTATATAAGCTTTTCGAGTCTGCTTCAGTAGGTTTTGGCTCGGTTTTTGGGGTTGAATTCGTGTTAAATGGATCTTCTTTTTGATCACGTTTGGATAACGCTTCCAGTGAGAAGTTTTGCTGTTGCATGTAAACCGTATTGCCGCCTTCAATTGGAGGCAATCCAATCTTTTGACGTGCTTCATTGGGCGTCATAATTGCTGCACCTACCCCCTCCTTCAGCCTTTGCATCTGCGACACTGAGTCCATGCGAATCAGCACATCCAGATCAAGGAATGCTTCAAAACCCATGTCTTTTAGGCCAAGTCCCTCATCAAGCAAATTTTCACGTGCTTCAATCGGACTTTGCAGACAGTCGGAATAATAGATTTCATTCAGATCTGAAACCTTACCGGCTGGAATGGCACCGATACCCAACTTAAATTGCGGCACATGAAAGACGGCGCAAATTACTTCATTACTCATGCGCATTTGTTCAATAAGTTGAGAGTCTGCAGCAGAGATGGAAATGGCTTCAAATTTTAGACCATCACCCACCACTGCAGTACAACCGGCATTCGCACCACCGTAATTCTCATTCCATTGCTGCTTAATGAATGCTGCTTTTTCTTTATCAATTGCACCAGGTGCAGTCAAAATACCACCTGGACGACTATTATTTTTAAAGTGTCTGCGCTGACTGTGCTGAATATCCAATCCATGTCCAGCTGCTACCGCACACGCTGTAATTGGTGATAAGCCAACAAGTGGATGATAGAAGCAGTTAATGCGGTCATGAATGATTTCAGAGGCCGGCACAATTTCATGTGAGGTCTGATTTAGTTGATCATCATTAAGCTGATAAAACACATCACCAGCATCGCTGATCAATGGCTTGACCAGATCAGGATTTAACACCTTTAAACCAACAACCTGACCGTTAAAAATATCTCGAACTTTAAATATATAAGTATTGCCGCGAAGCAGTAATGATGTGGTCCACTGTTCACTAAATTGCTGCCATGTCTGATAGTGATTTGGCTTTCTTAAAACCTTGAATTGGTCTGGAATATCCTGATCAATCCACACCCCTTCCTTTTTCTTTTTTAGCAAAATAGGCATTTTGCCAATATCTTGAGAAATTAAAGACACACAGGCAAACACAGCATGATGAGCCGCCAGATCTTCCCGGGTTAATTCATCGTTTTTTTGCCAAGCACCAGAATAAGGCTCATGTGCAAATAAAGAAGTCCACCCTTGGTTTGAATGGACTCCTTGGAGGGATTTCTTTTTACCAAATAAATTTCCTAAAAAGCCCATTCGATACCATCCTATTCTTGAGTTTTATCTTCTTTCTTCGCTTTTGGTGCTGTCTTTTTAGGTTCTTTATAGACCTCAGCAACTTCAAGTTTGATTAATACATTTGCCTGAAAATCAGGAATTTCTTTTACATCCCCCACATTGGAATCGTGAGTAATTTTCAAATATTTAATTTTCATAGACTGTTCCTATAGCTAAACAATTGTGATGCTTAGATATAAAAACAGCCCCGATTAAGGAGCTGTTTTTGAATAATCGCTAAACTATTAAGGGGTTGAATAATCAATCCATGCAGCAGCGATTGGACGACGTTTTGCCCATGTGATGAACTTCTCGACACGTACCGCAAATTTGTTTTCTTGCCATAGGTTGATAATGGTGCCGTCCGCATCTTCGAGAGTTGCTTGGTCAGAGTAAGACACATCCACACCACCATCTTGAGCAAGTAAAAGCTCAGAGGTTTTGATAAGTGCGATCTTATCGCCGACAGTTTGTGAGGTGATGACCGGTCGACCATTCAACTCTTTATTTACGCCCTGCATGCCCGGAAAGTAATAGTTACCTAATGCATCACGAATACGACCCATACGAGCAGCACGTGTTTCCGACATCAAATAATAAGAACCATCTAGGGAGAGGTTTGCTTCCAAGAAGTTGTCTTCAAGTTGCTGTAGGTCAGCATCATAAGCAGCTGCTGTTGCACCGCTAGCAGTAATTGCGGTTACACCGCTTAGCACTCCAGCGGGAATAACATCAGTTTCCACTTGAACACCAAGGAAGGTTTCATCGATCAGGATTTGTGAAGCTTCAATCAAATCATCACGAACCAGAATATCCACTGCCGGATCGGATCGGCGCATTAACTCTTGTGTATACACAGTAATTGCAGCGAGCTTATGCTCTTTGATTTTTACATCACCGAATTCAGGATTGGTTAAAGGTTTTTTCGCCCCCTGACCCACCCAGCTTGCTTTACCACGCTTAGTTTTTGCAGGAATTGTGCTATTAAATGGAACACTACGCATTCCAGTTAATTTATCAAATACAGTTGCAGCCTTGAGCAAGTCTACAAATTCACCTACCAAGCGGTTTTCTTGAACCAATGCAGCAGCAAATGCAGCATCAGTTGTGGTGCCAACAGTTGCTTTCTGAACTAGATCTTGAACTTCATCACCAAAGCCCATTTGTTTAGCCATATCAACAGGCGCAATGAAGTTACCATTTTTTGCAGCTAAGGCAGATGCTAATTTTGCACGTGCGTACTGTGCGAAGCCGATACCTTTATCCAAAGTTTTAACAATTTCAATTTTAGGTTCGGGCTCTTGACCAGGTGTAGGCGTAGGCTCTTGAAAGCCTTTCTTTTCGGCTTCTTCAACAGCCTTGATTTGCTTTTTAGTACGCTCAATATTTACTTCAAGCGCCGAGATATCTTTTTCAAGCGCCTGAATTTCCGCTTCAGTTGCTTCATCTGGCGTAGCGCCTTCTGCTGCTGATTCAGATAGTGCTGTTTGCATTGCTTGGTTTTTTTCAGACAATGCTTTAAGCAACTTCGCTAAATACTCTTTCATAATTTCACTCCACCCTTTGTTGGGCTATTAAATTTGACAACAACGTGTTTTTGTTCAGATGAATCGCCACCTGGAACGTCTTGAGGTTTTTCGCCCAACGCGGCTTTGTGTGCCTCAAATGCTTTTGAAAATTCTGTTTCTGATTCGCGGTTACAAGGGATAGTCACCAAACTAAGCTCGTACCACTCCCATGAGTTAAATTGGACACCGCCACCTTTAATCATTTCCGCCTCATCCCAATTCGGGATAAAACCAACCGATAGACCTTTAACTAATCCGTATTTCAGCGACTGGTAAGCCTTATCAACTTCGCGCTTAAGGTCGCCTTCTTCCTCGATTTCGGGAATATGAATCTCAACCTCGATACCATTTGCAGTGACTTTGGCGCTTGTCACATGCCCAATAGCTGAACGCGGGTCATGGTGAAAAAGTAATGGCATTGGCAAATCGAAATCCGCACCTTTAGGCACCATCACATCCTTGGCACGATCTTGATTAGGTGTGCTTGCAACCCCTTTAAAGGTTCGCTTTTGCTCATCCAGACTTTTAATCTCGACAGAGCCAAACGTTTTATGTAGAGCGGACATAAGGCTCTCCTTAAAATGTAAAAACCGCCAATGAAGGCGGTTATATGAAATGTATTTCGTAATCTTTATTTATCGGCTCTGGGTTTAAGCTCATCAAAGCCACGGCGTTAAATGTCGCAATCAAAGGGTCAATTTTTGCTGTGCCTGATTCCTGTTTTGAAATCATCATGCCGTTACCCTTCATAACGATCCGGGCATTGCCAGCACACCAGGTCATTAAGTCTTGACCTGCATGATATAAATTACCTTCCGCTAATTTGCGTTCAGTCGTTTGAATGTACCCTGCGAGCTTGTACCCTTGCGCTACAGCAATCATTTGTTCTTGTGGTATACCAACAGCAAGCAAGCCATCTAAAAGACCACCTAAGCCCAATGGATCGAGTCCGATCTTATCGAGCTTGCCGCTGTCATAAACTTGTTTGGCATACTGGG